TTTCACATACATGGCTATGCCATCAGTTTTAGAATTTGATGAGAACCCTAAGAATTGGAAAACACTCTGGCCCTGGACGGACAGAGCCGAAGGAGAACAGGACGAACCTAATGAGCAAGGACTATATCCCAAATGGGATGGACCTTCGCTTTTTACAAGGCGGTCTGAAGTGGCTCCGTCAGTCTGGGCTATGGTCTACCAGCAAGAAGACGTCCAGTCCGACTCTATCTTCTCGCCAACAGTTGTCGCTGGATGTGTTAACGGTATGCGAAAGCGTGGACCGCTTAGAAAAGACACGGCAGGCCACCCCAAGAACATAGATTCAACTTATACCATTATTGGTTTTGACCCAGCGGTAACGGGACGCTCTGCTTTCGTAGCAGTATCCTACAATCGTTCTGATGGCCGTATATATGTTTTAGATTGCGTCAACATGGTTGACCCTACTCCTCAAAAAGAAAATGCTCTTATTAAAGAGTGGGTAGAAAAATTTAAGCCTCAAGAGTTTCGGGTTGAAATTAACGCCCACCAGAAGTACTATGCTATGGATACAGAGTTGCGTGATTACTTAGCATCCTATGGATGTCAACTTAACTCACACTTTACTGGTAAGAACAAATGGGATGTTGGATTTGGTGTAGCCTCTATGGCAAGCCTCTTTGGTTCAGCCAAGGATGGTAGATTCCAGGATAACAACTTATTAGAACTACCTTCTAACGAAGGCTCTGAGGGACTTAAGTCTTTAGTACAGCAACTTATTATTTGGAAGCCTGATACTAAGAACCCAACTGACTGTGTCATGGCATTGTGGTTTGCTATCATTAGGTGCAGAGAATTAATGCAGACATCAAGTAAGATTGGGCAGTACCAGAATAACAGATGGGCTACTAGAGCACAAAAGGCTGGTAGAAGTTCACTTAATTTAGACGAGGCCTTTGCAGAGCAATGGCAAGAAACTTACAGTTAGGACATAGATGGCATTAACAATTGAACAGATATCGGCACGAGTACAATCGCTCCGTTATCGCAATAGCGAGAGAGATGCTCGCAACCTAGACGTTCTTGCTGTTCGCAAGGGTAAGATTTCTGAAGTCTATCCTGACTTCTTTCCAGATGGTGTAGATGCTAATGTCGTTGCAAATTTTATTGATATCGTTGCCAGGGACCTTTCGGAGGTTATGGCGCCTCTTCCGGCGGTTAACTGCTCAGCCGCTAATCAGGTCAGTGACCGTGCTCGTACTTTTGCCGATAAGCGTACTCGTATTGCTAGTAATTATTTTTCGAATTCTGACCTATCGGTCCAGATGTACTCAGGAGCCGACTGGTACATAACCTACGGATTCGTTCCGTACATTATAGAATTAGACGATGAAGCAAAACTTCCTCGCATCCGTATTGAAAACCCAATTGGAGCATACCCAGAGTTTGACCGTTATGGTCGTTGTGTTGCTTTTGCTAAAAGATACAGTTTAACATTAGGTGAGTTAGTAAGCCAGTTCCCAGAGTTTGACAACATACTTCTTGGTGGAATGGGTTACAAGCAAGACCTAAACGGCATGATTGAAATGATTCGTTACTACGATAAAGACCAATCAGTTGTTTACATCCCTTCAAGGGATAATTTAGTATTGTCACAAGCCAAGAATCCTCTTGGTAAGATGATGGTAGTTGTAGCACGTAAGCCGTCTATTGACAGCGAACTACGTGGACAGTTTGATGATGTACTTGGAATTCAGTTACTCCGCAACCGTTTCGCCTTATTGGCAATGGAAGCAGCGGAGAAATCAGTACAGGCACCAATTGTACTTCCTAACGATGTACAAGAACTTCAGTTGGGTGGCGATGCGGTTATTCGTACCGCTAACCCTGCTGGTGTTCGTCGTGTAGAACTTACATTACCACAAGGCGCATTTACAGAACAACAGTTACTTAACCAAGAACTTAGAGTTGGTGCTCGTTACCCAGAATCTCGTACTGGTAACATTGATGCATCTATTGTTACTGGTCAAGGTGTACAGGCTCTTATGGGAGCATTTGATACACAGGTTAAATCAGCCCAAGCAATCTTTGCTGCAGCACTTCGTGATGTTATTAGTATCTGTTTTGAAGTTGACGAAGTAATCTACCCAGAAGAAAAAACAATTCGTGGCGTAGATTCTGGTTCACCATATGAAATTACATACAAGCCAACTAAAGACATTAAGAGTGACTACTCAGCCGATGTTCGTTACGGAATGCTTGCAGGTCTTAACCCAGCCCAAGGCCTTATCTTTATGTTACAGGCTCTTGGCGGTAAGTTAATATCTAAAGATATGGCTATGCGTGAGTTGCCATTTACAGTTAACGTAACGCAAGAACTTGAGAAGATTGAAATTGAAGATATGAGGGCTGCATTACTTGGCTCACTAACCGCTTACACACAGGCAATACCACAGATGGCCACACAGGGACAAGACGCTTCTGATGTAGTTAGAAAGATTGCTGCGGTAATCAAGGCTCGCCAAAAGGGACAAGCATTAGAAGATGCTATTGAGGCTACCTTTGCACCGCAACAACAAGTCCCTCCTGCTGGTGCCTCTAATCCAATGGTTGAGCAAACGTCCCCTGCTCCCTCTGGTGCTCCAGTAGGAGGCCCTACTCAAGCGCCATTAGCACCACCCGCAGAAGCACCTGACATTCAATCAATTCTTACAAGTTTGACAGCAAGTGGACGTGGAAATGCAAGAGTAGTAACAAGAGGATAATAACTAAGTAGGGGACAATGACAACAATTATAGGCATAGAACATAAAGACCGCTGCTTTATAGTTGCAGATAGCCAAACTACTGATGCTGAAGGCAGAATTTATTCTCACCCAGAAGTTAAGAAGATTTCAGAAAATGGAATGTTTCTAATTGCTGGCTCTGGCGAAACACTTCCTTGCGACATAGCGCAACATATTTGGGAACCACCAGTTCCTACTAAGCAAGACCGAGAAGATTTATATCATTTCATGATAGTAAGGGCAATGCCATCTTTACGCAAGTGTATGTCAGAGAATGGCTACAATTTTGATGAAGATACAAAAGAAAATAGATTTCAATTTATTATGGCTATTGGTGGCGAGATTTTTGATATTGACCAAGAGTTATCAATAAGTAAATCTGCAGATGGAGTATATGCTGTAGGCTCAGGAGCGCCTTATGCATTAGGCGCTTTATATGCTGGAGTAGATGCTTACGAAGCAATGGAAATTGCATCTAAATTAACTGCATTTACTGCACCACCTTATATGTCAAAAGAACAACCGAGAAAAATTAAGTAGGAGTTAAAATGGCTGGTAATGAAAATAGCGGAGGACCTCGTCCAACCGCACCACAGAATAACCCTGCTAACATTTCAGCAACTGGCGGAGCGGGACAATCTGGAAATCAACCAGCAAGATATATATCTGGAATGCCGTACGGACAAGGACAAGCATTAATGCAACAACAACAAGCAGCGCCAATGTCTGCACCAAAAACATCTAGTGCAACACCAGCCAAAATGGCTATGCCTGAAGGTTCTGGTTTAGGAACATTATTAGACCCAACAAATAATCCATCAGAGCCGATTACTGCTGGCGTGGACTTTGGTCCTGGCCCAGGTTCAGATGCATTACCTAAAAACATTAGCGCCAATACTAGACCAGATGAAAACAGAGAGATTGTACAGAAGTATCTGCCTACATTAATGCAAGCAGCAAACTTGCCTGATACGCCAGACTCTTACAAGCGTTTTGTTAATTATCTATTATCTCAGCAATGAGCAATGTAACATGGCTGCCAGGCAGCATATTCGACAATATTGATAAATTTTCAAATTCATTAGGTTATCAAAATGCTGGAATTGCAATCCAGTTAGCGTTACAACCTTGGGATTCACCATCTGAAAGAGATGCTTTTATTAGAGCAGTCACTGGAGATGATGTACAAGGTGGGACAGAGAAGATGTATCCAATTCGTGATTTAAGGAGATAGAGTGGCTTTCTGGTCAGACTTTACAAACTCTATTTCTAAAAGAGTTATTAACCCAACAAAAGATTTTTTAACAGGTTTGGCAACTGGAACACTAGAGCCAATTACGCCTAAAGCAAATCCTGAGACCGAAGGACAACTTAAGGCTACTCTGCAAAATCTTTTAAGAGGCTTAGAGGATAAGACAATTTTCTCTTC